ATCAAGAGCAATTATATTAGGAGAAGATTTAGGTAAGTCATTTAAAAGAATGGTACAAGATGCACTTGTCCAAACATTAGCTATTTTAATTGAAGTTATCATTAGACTAGGAATTCAAAAACTATTAAACATTGATCTCGAAAAACAAGAAAATAAAAAATTAAATAATGCTAAAAAATATACATCAGAATTAAGAAAACAAGTAGGTCTTGCATTTTTACTTGCAATACTTACAGGTGGTGGTTCTATGAGTGGTGGTTTTTTAAGTACAAGTGGTGGCTCAATGAAAACATCGGCTAAAGGTGGTGCAATAAGAAAAGGGCAACCAAGTATAGTTGGAGAAAATGGGCCAGAACTGTTTATACCAAACCAAACAGGACAAATTACACAATCTGCTAGAGGTACAGGAAATAGTGGTGCTACTACAGTTAATTTTAATATAACAACAGTTGATGCAAAAGGATTTGACCAATTATTAATACAAAGACGAGGAACTATCTCAAGAATTATTAATGAATCTGTTAATGAAAGAGGTAGAGAGGCAATAATATAATGGCTGGTGCATTTCCAATATCTTCTGCAAACTTTGACACTTTAGGAATTAAGTCTATTCAAAAAACTTTAATATCTGAATCTGCTAGTGGTAAAAAATTAGTTAGACAAATAGATGGTCAAAAATTTGGATTTACTGCAAATATAATTATTGCAAAACGATCAGATGTTTATGGAGAGTTGATGGCATTTATAATGAAACAAAGATCAAGCAAAGAAAACTTTACAATAATCCCACCTGAAATAGAAGATGCTAGAGGTACTGCAAGTGGTACACCTAATGGAACAGCTAGTGCTGGTGCTACATCTATTACATTGGGTGGCTCAGGTTCAGGAACATTAAAAGCTGGAGATTTTATAAAATTTACTAATCATACAAAAGTATATATGGTCGTTGAAGATCAATCAGATATTTCTACGGGTACTTTGACAATAGAACCACCATTAAGAACAGCAGTATCTTCAACAGATATAACTTATGATAATGTACCTTTTACTGTTTATCTAATAAATGATTTACAAGAATTTGGTGCAAGTGGTTCAGATAAAGATGGAAATGTATTGTATAAGTTCCAATTAGATGTACAAGAAGCCCTTTAATGAAAAAATATAAAATAACCCACAAGATAACTGCCGATTTTATTGCCGAAATTATTGTAAATGAAGATCAAATAGATGCTAGTATTAACGATCTTAAAGAATACAAGAAACCCAATAGCAAATTTGATTTTACTATGTTAAAAGGTACAGAAAGTGTAACCCAAACTAATTACGAATTATATGACGAGAAACTTAACAACTCAACTAAAGAATGAACTAGCAACCTATGTATTACGACCTGTTCATCTCATATCTTTTGGATTTTCCACACCTGTTTATCTAACAGATTGTTCATTTGAATTAACAAGTTCTATATCAGGAACATCAAGAACTTATACTCCAACAGCCTTTATTCAAAATGTGTCAGGATTTACAGAAGAAGTAGGTGTAACTAAATCATCATTAAGAATAGGTTTATCTGGTGTAGATCAAACTTTTATTTCAGTAGCTTTAAATGAAAATATTATTAATGATTCATTTAGTGTTTATAGAGCATTTTTAGATACTGATAACACAATTATACCTGACCCTTTTCTTTTATATGATGGCCAAATAGAAAAATTTGAGATTAATGAAGATGATAAAAGTTCTAATGTTATTTATACAGTAGTTTCACATTGGGCAGACTTTGAAAAAAAATCAGGTAGAAAAACTAATCCTAATTCACAAGAAAGATTTTTTAGTGGAGATAAAGGTATGGAGTTTTCATCAGAAACAGTAAGAGATATAAAATGGGGTAGAGAGTAATGGAAATAAGAAAATGGAAAAAGGAAGATTTTAAACAAATGATAGAACTTGGAGAAAAAATGTGGAAAGAGGGTGTCTATCAAAACCTATCTTTTAGTAAAAAAAGATTACAAAATTTAGGAGAAACTTTAATTAAACAACCAGAAAGAGGTATGGGTTTTGTTGCTGTAGAAGATGATAAAATAATTGGCATGATGATTGTTTATTTAAGTAAATATTTTTTTAGTGATGATTTGTTTGCTTATGATTTGTTTTTATATATTGACCCTGATAAAAGGAAAAGTGTTAGAGTTCCAATAAAATTAATTAATACTTGTACTGATTGGGCTAAATCAAAAGGTGCTAAAGAGTTTAGACCAGGTTCTAGTGTAGGTGTTAAAACAGATAAAGTAGAAAAATTGTATAATTTTATGAAGTTCAAAACAATAGGCAATATATTTACTAAGGAGTTATAATTATGTGTCCAAGTCCAGGCGATATAATAGATGATACATTAGATTTTATCGGAGATATTTTCGAGGGTGTCATTGGTTGGTTAATTGATATTCCTGAAATTCCTGATTTTGGTACAGGAGAATTTGACGAAAGTGAAAAAGGTATATTATTAAACAAACAATCTAATGACGCATCTATACCTGTAATTTATGGAGAAAGACTTGTAGGTGGAACTAGGGTTTATATGCAATCTAGTGGAGATCAAAATACTTATTTGTATATGGCTATTGTTATGGCAGAGGGAGAAATTAATTCAATAGAAGAAATAAGAGTTGATGATAAAGTTGTTACATTTGCATCTAGCTTATCAGATGGTTCAGCAGTAGAAGTAGATAGTTCAGATGCTAATTTTTACAAAGCTGACCCAAATGTTGAGGGTGCAAGTGCTGAAAGTGTTATTAGACTAGAGCCACATTTTGGAAGCGATAATCAATCTGCATCATCATTATTATCAACACAAAATAATTGGGGAAGCAATCATAGACTTAGAGGTATTTGTTATCTTGCTATTCGTTTTAAATGGAATCCAGATTGTTTTGGTAGTATTCCAAAAGTACAGGCTAAAATAAAAGGTAAAAAAGTTGTATCTTATAATTCAAACCTACAAGCACAAACTCCAGCTTATTCAACTAATCCAGCTTGGTGTTTATTAGATTTTTTAACAAGTGAAAGATATGGAAAAGGATTAACAACATCAGATATAGATTTACAAAGTTTTTATGATGCTTCTGTTATTTGTACTACACAAGTAACACCATATTCAGGTGGAAGTGATATAAATATTTTTGACACAAATGCAGTATTAGATACATCAAAAAAAGTATTAGATAGTGTTAGAGATTTAATTAAGGGTTGCAGAGGATTTTTACCATATACACAAGGAAAATATAAATTAATTATAGAAACAACAGGTAGTGCATCTCTAACTCTAAATGAAGATGATATATTTGGTGGAATAAAATTACAAAGTGAAGATAAAAGCAACAAGTATAATAGAGTTATTGTATCTTTTATTAATCCTGATCGTAATTATCAAGTTGATGAAGTACAATTTCCACCAATAGATGATTCAGGATTACCAAGTGCAGATCAACACGCAACAATGAAAACAGAAGATGGTGGATTTTTACTTGAGGGAAGATTTGATTTTAAAACTATAACATCTCCATATCAAGCAGAAGAAATGGCAGAGATTATTTTAAGAAGATCAAGAAGTGCTAAAAAATTAGGAATTAATGCTAGAGCAAATGCTTATGATTTATTAATTGGAGATATAGTTAATATTAGCCATAGTAGTCTTGGTTATTCTTCTAAACCTTTTAGAGTTGTTGGTGCTACATTTAATCAAGATTTTACAATGGGATTATCTTTAATAGAACATTCTGATAGCTTTTATACATGGTCATCAAAATCACAACAAGCAACAGTTCCAACCACAGTATTACCAAATCCATTTTCAGTACAGCCACCAGCAAGTGTTACATTAGATGATGAATTAATTGAATATAATGATGGTACAGTAATTGTTGCTTTAAATGTAACTGTTGGTGCTTCTCCTGACAGTTTTGTATCTTATTATCAAGTAGAATATAAATTAAATTCAGATTCTGATTATATTATTTATGCACAAGGCTCAGGATTAAATCATAGGGTTTTAAATGTAATTGACCAACAAGTATATGATGTAAGGGTAAAAGCAGTTTCTACTTTTGGTTCGTCTTCAACTTATGTATCAGCACAAAGAACTATTATTGGTGCAGTAGAACCACCAGCCGATGTAACAGACTTTGCTTGTAATATTGTAGGACAAGAGGCTCACTTATCATGGACACAAATACCAGATTTAGATTTAGCATATTACAGCTTAAGATTTAGTGAAGAAACAGATGGAACTGCTGATTGGCAGAACTCAGTAGCATTAGTAGAAAAAGTATCAAGACCAGCAACTTCAATATCTGTACCAGCTAGGGCTGGAACTTATCTTTTGAAAGCAGTAGATAAACTTGGTAACTTTAGTTCAAATGCTACAGCAATTATTTCTAATGTAACAGGAGTTGCTAACTTTAATACAATTACAACACAATCAGAACACCCAGATTTTAATGGAACTTTAACAAATACAGTTATTACAGATGATGCTATTGAATTAGATTCATCTGAATTATTTGATTCAGCACAAGGAAACTTTGATGATGAAACAAGTAGATTTTTTGATTCTGGTGTTGCTAATGCTGATTTCTTTGCAAGTGGTAATTATTTATTTGCAGATGTAATTGATATAGGTGCTAAACACACAGCTAGAATTACAGCATCATTAACGCAAACATCAGATAACCCAGATGACTTGTTTGATAATAGATCAGGATTATTTGATTCTACTTCTTCTAACTTTGATGGGGATACACCAGCTAATGCTAATGCACATATAGAAGTTGCAACAAGTGATGATAATGTAACTTATACAGCTTTCCAAAACTTTGTAATTGGAGATTACACAGCTAGATATTTTAAATTTAGAGTAGTATTAATTTCAAGAGATGGTGCTTCTACTCCTAGAGTTTCAGCAGTAACAGTAACTATTGATATGCCTGATAGAATATTTAGTGGAAATGATATAGTATCTGGTGCTGGAACTAAAACTGTAACATTTACA